CTTCTTCAGTTATTTTTACTGCTTTAACTCCAGCCCATTCATAATTATCTTGTGATACTGCTTCATCTTTAACACCAAATTCTTTAGCTGAGGTAGCAAATACCATACCATTTTGAGGTAAATTTACTGTTTGAGGCATCCATATTAGTCCATCCTCATCTTCACCTAGTAAAGCTTTATATAAATTAGGTAATATTTCCATTTGTTCTTCAAAAAACTTTTCACCTTTTTTCATTATAGTTGAAGTTTGAAAACCACAACCATAACAAGAGTAAAGTGTTATTTTACCTACTTTTTGAGTATAGCAAGCATCACCTTCACACCTTTTACATTTAATTAAATTATCTTTATTCATTACTTTACTATTTTAAGTTTATCCTTTTTAGGCATTTTTATTTTAGACATATTAGGTAATTTTAATTCCATTTTTTTAGGTAATTCAGGAATATTTAAATCTAATATTTCTTTAATTTTTAATTTCATTTTTTCATAACTAAAGTTTTTTCTAGAATAAAATCCTTGTTTTTTACTTCTGTCTTTCCAAGATTTATAGTTGTAATATACGTCCTGATAAGCATTATTGATCCATTTATCACCTACTTTGAACCATTGAGCTTCACCTAAAATCATATCTGGGATTTGAGCTGATTTATGAACTGGTTCTAATTCCCCTCCTAATAGTGCACAGTAATCTTTACTTAAAAAATCAGTATGTCCTGACCAGCCAGTTGTTATAATAGGTTTATCTAAAGTACTAAATTCAAGTAATGGTCTTCCAAACCCTTCACCTTTAGTTAAACTTATCATTGCTTTAATTTTAGGATTATTATATATCTCATTCATTTCAATATCTGTAAAGTCTCCATGTAATAGATAAACACTAGGTAAATCATTAGAGTTAACAGTTTCTCTTATCATTGAAATTCTTTTTAATATTTCTTCTCTATCTATATTACTACCTCCTACTCGGCATGTTTTTAATATTAATGCAGGTTTGTTAGGTTTATTTTTAAATATTTCATAAAAAGCTTTTACAGTAAGACCTATATTTTTTCTATCATGTCCTAAATCACCTTGCATCCAATGACCTACTGTTAAATAAGCAAAATCTTCAGGTATTGAGTTAATTGTGTCCTTTAAATCTTTATTAGTAAATTTTTTAATTTTTTTATAAATGTTTAAATTAACTCCTTCAAATAATACTTCAATAGGTTTTTTAATTTTTAAAATATGACTTTTGTCTTGTGCTTGCCAGTGTGAAGATTCAAATGTAAATTTTGAATGTTGAGATGAGGTTAACACTAAATCCATTCTATTACAACCTTCAACCCAACTTGAATGAACATTAGTAGTTTCCATTCCAGCTGTTAAACCAATATTAAATTTCCCTACAGGTTGAAATTCATTTGGAACAGTAATCATACACCAAATATCTGGTTTTGATTGTAATGCTGGGGTAATATGTTTTTGTAAAAATCCCCATTCTTTTTTATTTTGTTCTATAAAATTTTCAGGACAATTCCCCCATCTTTGAGGTATAATGGATACTTCATATTCATCTAGTTCAATTAATGCTTTTACAAAATCTCTAGAGCGAGCACCGTAACCGCTAAAGGTATCAATTGGACAACTTATAACAAATGTATTTTTCATATTAATATATTAATTTATGATTTAAAACTTTTTTTTCTATATCTGTATCCTTAGTAAAGGTAAATGATTTTCTAGGTTTAAACTTTTTAAATAATTCATCCATTCCCTTAATTACTCTTTTACCTTGAATTTGAGCTGTAAATCCAGCTTCTTTACTTGTTACCCAATCATATCCAGCCTTACCTATTTTCTTTCTATCTTTTTTACTCATATCATATAATGCTCTAATTTGTTTAGCTGCATCTTCAGGTGTACATCTATCATCCCATATATAAGGAGTTTTAGGTGAACCTACTAATGATAAACTTGTAGGAAATACAGGTAATGCCCACTTACCACATTTTTTATAAGTACCTCTATGATTTGAAGGAACATTCTTATCAAAATCAATCCAATTACCATCTTTATCTTCAAAACGCATTTGATCTTGCATGCCACCTGTTACATTAGCTATAATAGGGGTACCTGTTAGTAAAGCTTCAGTTAATGATAACCCCCACCCTTCAGCTGATGAAAGTAATATAACTCCGTCTGCTAAATTATAAAAATGATTTAATTGATCTCTTGTTAATTTTTGAGATGATAATATCAAATTACCTTCACCTTTACCTGGGAATAGGAAATTCATTACAGCTACTAAATCAGTACCAGCATCATTTACAGGGTCAGTATGTAAAATAAAATTACATTTTTTTCTTTCATCCTCAGTTAAAGTATCCATAAAAAATTTCCAAGCTAATAATGTGTCTGGTATTTGTTTTCTTCTAATGTTCCTAGAGTTAAAGAATAAGGTAAAATCTTTTTCTTCACCATTATTAATTTTATTAACTGTTTCTTGAAATTGTTTATCATCTTTGCTAAGTGGTTTAAAGGTATTTGTATTTAAACCATGAGGTATATATTTTATAACTTTATCTTTTGCTCTATCTCCTAATACTAATTTATTAATATTAACGGTTTGTTTAGATATACCAAATAAAGCATCACATGAATCATAAAATTCTTTATTATACATTGGAGCTGGTAAATCATCCCAAATGTTAAGGTACGCTATAGGTATTTGAGATCTAATTTCATTTTCAATTTTAAATAGCCATTCAAAATAACGAGGATCAGTTATTAAAAATAATGCATCAGGTTTTTCTAACTTTATAATCTCTCTTAATGATCTAGGATCACCATACCCATCAACAGGATAAAGTAATACACTGGAATCTTTAATTTCAGCGTCTTTATTAATAGCACTAGATAAATCTACAGGTTTACCTTTTTCAGGGTGTCTAATAGCTCCTGCCATTTGGATCCAATTGTATCTATGAGCAGTATGAGTTATTACCTCTCTGCCTACATTAGCTACTCCAGAATGAACTCTTATATCATCTGTTAATAATAGAATTTTTTTTCTATTTTCTTTTTTAATGTAACCTCTTTTCATTTTTAATAACTGTTTTTAATATTATTAGTCTAGATCTAATTTTACTTGTGAATTAATTTGTTTTCTAAAATCTTCATTTGTTAAATATAAGTATAATGAACGATCAGCTAGTTTTTGGAAACTAAATTTACGTTTTACACATTCAATTTTAAAATTTTCAAATAAATCACTTTTTACTTTAACACTAGTTAGTGTCATTTCTTTTGAATTTGTCATAATTTTTATTTTATTATATTTGTCTATACATATATGCAGATCTATAAAATTACACACAATACCCACAATTACAGGGGTAGTTTTGTTCTTTTATTTTTCCACGGGAATCAAATACATGAGACATAAAATCTTTTACATATTTTTTAGCTCTACCTAATTTAATTTTACCACTAGGTGGACTAAATTCTTGTATTCTAGTTTGTGCCCAATCACTTTCTTCCCATAATTTTCTTTTAACTATAAAAAATTTTACATTTATTTTTTCTAATGGAATATTATATAGTGTTGAAAAATATTGTTTATATAAAATAAGTTGAAATTGTTTATGTTCATCTTTTTTCATTTTACTATGCCAACCTCTAGTACTGGTTTTGATGTCTATGATAGTAAATTCATCTAATACTTCATTATATAGAACAATATCTAGCATACCCTTAAATAAAATATTATTTAACATTTTATTAGGTGTATTAATAATAGGTAATTCTATTCCAACTAAGTAAGTGTTTCTTTTAGAAAAATATTGTGATACTCTTTTTTTAAAAAATTCAAGTATAGCTACTCCATCTTCAAAAAATTCTCTCATTTCTTCTGCACTCGAGAAATGTAAATTATTATTTTGTTTATATTGCATTTTATAAGCATCAGTAAATTTTTCCTGAAATTTAGCTTCTAAATCTATTTCATTAGCTTTTACTTTTGATTGTTCATAAAATACAGTTAAGTATTCTTGTATTACTTCATGTACAGCTATCCCAAATACTAAATATATAGAAGTATCTCTTTGACTTATTTTATCCTTATAATGTAATTTCCATTTATAAGGACATTGATTAAACATAGATATTTGAGAATAGGATATGTTTTTCTGATATGAATAATCAACCTCTTGTGGGGGATTATTTATAATCTCCTTAACTATTTTAGGTATTTTTTTGGCCATTATTTTTTCCACTTATCACGTCCTACTAATAAGCCAATAATACCATAATTAGCTATATCTATAAACGTGTCTTCCATTCCTTCTCCTTTAACATAATTTTTACCATTAACTAATAAATTTTTTAATCTACTTATTTTATCAGTTAATCTAATTGCTAATCCTGTAAGTGAGAATTTTTTATCATCTTTATTATTAACAATATCACCACCTAAAGCAATATTATTTAATCCATAATCCATATGTTTTGCAGCAAACATCTCGTACATTTCTTTTGTAATTTGCTTAAACTCCTCAGATAATTCTGGGTATTCTGTTTCAAATGCTTCTACTGTTGGAGATGTTTTTACTGCTTCAACTTTTTTTTCCTGGGTAAATTCCCAAGCTTTTCTACTATCCATTAACTTGTTCTTTATTGTTAAAATATTTTTCTAATATTTCTAGTCTTTCATCAGCTGATGCTAATAATTTAAGGGCTTCATTGCAATTATCCCAATAATCTTTTGTTGAGTGGTCACCTATACCTGCTGGATGATTTGTCAATAATTGAATACTAGCTAATGCTTTAGCTTTATCAGCTTCTGCTTCTGCTTTTAAAAATTTGTATACTTGTATGTTCATATTGTTTTTATTAATTTAGTTATTTCTTTTTTTTCATAACCCAGATCACTTAATAGTTCAGTGACTCCACTTTTTCCTAATAGGGGAATATACGTACTTGCTTCATTATTTCCAACTAATAATTTACTAGCTATAATTTTAGATAATTCAGCAGTATCTTTTTTATTTTGATTTTTTATATATTTATTCCAAATTTTTCTTTTTGGAATCATCTCTCTATAAATAGTATAAATTTCTTTTTTATTTTGGGGGTTTATTTTTTGAACAAAATTAACTATGTCAATATAATTCATATTCATAGATAAAAATCTATGCACCATATATGAATTCCAACCATTCCAATCTTCCTCTGTAAAACTATTTGGTGGTGATTTTTTAACTGTTATTTCATTTAGCCAATTAAATATTGTCATACATTATATTTTTTAAATCCCCTATAATATAAATCGGCTAATCCTTCATTTATCCCCCAATATCCTGCAGTCAATCTATCCCAATATGTTATACTTCTAAATTCCTCTGGGGTTCTGTTTTTGTAGAAGTTTTTCCATTCATCTATCTTAGATGTAAATGGAGAAGCATGTGTTGAAGAATGATCTGTACCATGTTCATCTCTTCCTAAATAAGCACATGACATTATAAATAACCCACCTGGTTTTAAGTGTTTAATCATATTTTTAACAGTTAGATCATAGTAAGGATCATGTTCAAATACTTCAAAAGCACATACAGCATCAAATAATTTATCATCTTGATAATGATGTCCTAAACATGCTACATCAACATTCTCACCTTCTTCTATATCAACTCCAATCCATTCACAATTTTTAGAGTGTGATCTAGCTAAAGGATAACAATTCCCAGACCCTATTTCTAACCATCTTTTACCTTCAAAAAACTCAGGATATAAAACCTTAGTTTCATAGATAAAATGCATTATGGAATGATGCATTTCTAGATTAAATCGTCTTTATACTCTTCTCTAATTTCAGGAGGTAAAGTTAAACCTACTAATTTCTTAGTATCAGGACAGAAAAATACTGGTATTGGCATAACTGCGTCTTCATCAGTACCTGCTACAAATTTTGATACACTACGTAATAGTACTCCTTGTTGAAATATTTTATTTCCATCTGGTGTTTCAAATGAAGTTGTATCTGATAATTTTACATTTGGTTGCCCTACTGGGTTACTTGGATTACTCATTTTTTATTATTTTAAATTTATTAATTGATTTATTAAGGCCATACAGTTTATTTCTTTATCTATTCTAAAGTTAGATTGAAAACTATATTCATTTATATGAACTGCTACTGTGCCTTCTTTTCCAGCAGCATATTCTGAAGCATTATCAAATAAAAATCTATAGAATACTTCAAAGTCTTTAACATTAGCATTAGCTATTATTTGTCTTATCTCATTAAATTTAGGAGATGATTTAGATAATTCTTCAACTACTTTAACCATATAGTTATTAGAAACTAACGCATCTTTATCTAATTTTAAGTGGTCTTTTTGCGTAGATACTTGTATTGTATTAAGCATCTTACGAACATCAGGGTAATTATTATCAGCAATTACTTGCAAATCACTTACACTACATTTTATACCTTCTTTTTGTACAACTTTCATTAAATGATTTACTACATCTAATTTATTTGGTGGAACTATTTTTAATGTTTGACACCTTGATTGTAAAGGATCTATAATTCGTTCAATAAAATTACAGGTTAAAATAAAACGAGTAGTTCTAGAAAATGTTTCAATTACATTTCTTAAAGAAGCTTGTGCTTGGATTGTTAAAAAATCTGCTTCATCTAATATAACTACTTTAAGTGGTTTAAATGACATTACACTAGCAAAACCTGATACTTTATCCCTAATAGTTTCA